GGGGTATCGAAGCCTCGAGATTTTCAATACTACCTACAGCACCATAAGTAACGTAGCCGGAGCCATGCGCTAAATGTTTATTGGTAACCGCACTCATCCCCCATCCTGGTAAATAGCCTTCGACTACTTCGGAATCAATCCAATCAACAGATCTTTGAGTGATCTCAGTTGGAATGTTTGGATCTTGGGAAGATGTTACTTTCAATCTTACTCCTCCTCGGGAATAACAGAACATACTAGCCATATCTGTGTAAAAATCAGCAAAATTTCCGGGTGTCAAGCCGGCAAATTTTGAGTGAGGTACACAAAAAGGTAATATAAACTGTTGACCCTTAGCACCTACAGTGGGATAAGCAGCTTGTGAGTGTCTTGCTAAAGGATAGAAACGTCGAGTTAAAGAGCGTAAACTCATTACTCGTTCTCCTATACACTTTTTTGCAGGATCAAGTGAAGGTTTCTTCAAAGGAATCATACCAATGCCTGATTGTAACTGAATAGGTATCTCGTCAAGATACGAATGAGCTACATTTCTAGGTTGGGCAAATTCCATGTCGTCGCCTCCCCAGTACTCAAAAAGCATATTCACTGCCGGTGAAACGGTACTAGGATGAATAAGAGGATCAATCACTCTAACCTCTATCACTCCAAACAATGCTGGGATAGAGACTATTGTGTTGATGTAATCATGTGGATGAATGTAAGGTACACAAAAAGTGTATTCGGTTAAATCGGTGATATCAACTATATCTTTATATAAGTACGGTTGAATACCACTAGTTAGCGCCGGAGGTACTAAACTACTATTGGTAGGAGTAAACATTATGGAAATTCTACCAGTATGAAATTCTGTTTTTACAAACTTTATTCTAAACCAGATGGAACCTCTCCATTTAGCAAAGTGAAGAGCCATAAATTGCATAGGACTAGGACATTGTTGTACAGTGGGTAAAGCTACAGTATGAACTGTATTATTAGGGTACAAACCAACGTTAAATCTGGCAATTAGATCATCATAAACGGCTGAATCCAACCAATCTACTGTACGAAACCAACAACTTCTAGATAAAAAATGGGAGATTGCCATTTCATCTAAGTCGTCAGGCGACAGGCCAGGAAGTTTCTCTACTTCGTTTTTCGTAGAGAAACCTAATGGTAAAGATTGATCAAATTTATCAATATTGG